GCACCCCTTCACGGTCTTCTCGGCGTCGGCGAAGTCCTGGTCGGTGGTCAGGTCCTTGCTGATGCCCTGGAACACCGCGATGGCCCGATCCTTCCATTCGGCGAGGTTCGAGGCGGTGACCATGCCGGTGACCTCGATGCGCAGGGCCGGCATCTGGTCCGGCGCGCGGCCGGCGGCGACCGGCGCTGCAGGTGCCTCCGGCTCGTAGGCAGCCACATCGGCCTCGAGCTGGGCCCAGCCGGCGACAATGCGCGCGCGCAGCTCGGGGTTCGGCGTGTACCAGCAGTGGCGCTCCTCGACCAGCTGCCACTCGCCCTGGCCATCCTTCTTCCACTTCGACGCCATGAACAGCACGCGATCGGCTTCGTCGCTGACCATCAGCTGGTGCTCCATCTGCACCTGGTAGAGCTCGGGAAGGTCGGCACCGGTGCACCCCTCAACCATGGCGGCACGCAGCGCGTCGTTCAGCGACTTGTGCTCGAAGGCCATGTCGCCCAGCAGCGTGAGGCCGTCGAAGGAAGCGGAATACGGACCATCCGAACCGACCACCGGGTACAACTCATGCCCGATGATCTGCTCGGCTACCGGGCGGGCCAGAGCTTCGAAGAGATGTCCATCGTCGAAGCGGCGCTGCGTCTCGGCGTCGATTTCTTCGGTCGCGCCGGTCGCCAGCTCGCGGATCAGCTGCGCGCGCGTCTTGTACGGGGACAGGCCCAGCATCGCCGGCGCATCGCTGGCATTGAAGTGGCTGGCGCGGTGGGCGTGCCATTCCGGGGTGCCCTGGATCAGGCTCACGATCTTCATGGTCAGCGCTCCACTGCAGTCTGGGTCATGCCGCCAGCAGCGGCGGCAACGTCGCTCTGGTACTCGCCTTCTTCTTCATCCTTCGGAGGGTTCCGGATGTCCTTCAGCTGATCGGCCGTGAAGCGCGCCTTGGTCTGCAGGGTTGCGATCAGGTCATCGGCGGACTTCTTCCCGCTGCTGATGAGGTCCCACCACTTAGGCAGGTTCGCTTTGAAGTCCGCTTCCGGATAGAACGGAAGCTGCTTCTCGGCCTCGCCCTCGATGGCTGCTCGTGCAGGCTCGGCCTGGGCGGTTCCAGAAACCGGGATGTCCATGACCTCTTCGGCGATGGCCATGCCGCGCAGCACGTCCGGGAACACGTCGCGCAGGGCGAAGGCGCGGGATCGCATCTGGCGCATGCGCTTCGGGTACTGCGTCCACGGACCAGCCTTGCCGAGCAGGCCGGCCACCTTCGCGTCGTCCATGCTGAAGGTGCGGACCTCTTCGGCTTCGCCGCGGCGCTTCACCCTGCACGTAGCCGTGTGGCCATCGTCCGACTCGCTGACGTACTCGCAGAGCGGGGAGTTGCGCACCAGCGCGATCACAGCATCGCCCCACAGCGCAGGCCGGCCATTAATGATGGCGATGTTCTGCAGAGCTTGGAGCGGCTTCAGCCCAAGCTCGGCACCCCACTGCATCGCGATGAGGCAGTTGCCGGGCTTGCCCTTGAAGTCCTTGGGGACCAGGTCGCTGTCGGCCAAGATGTCGGAGAAGGTCAAAGCCTGCTCGAACGTCTGCGGGCTGAGGTCGAACTGCTGGCGCGGCTGTGCCGCCACCGCGTTCTGCTGCTGAACTGCTGGAACGTTCATGTCGATGGATCTCCGGCCGGCGTGACCGGCGTTGTGGGAATGGGGTTGTCCCGTATCGCCGGGACCACGCGGGCTTTGGCTTCCAAGGCCCCATCACGGAATCGAACCGCATCTCGTCTTCACCAGAACGTCGCCACCTAGCGGGAATCGAACCCGCGATTTACTGGAGGAGAGGGCCGGTGCTGATCTCCGGCTTGCCTGCGGTGTTTTCTTGGTCCTGACCGGAGGGACGTCACCCTTTCGGCAGTGGCCCGGCTCGATCTGGTGCCGGGGGCAAATCAGGCGGACCGTAGCGGCGCATCAGCCTGCGCATTCCTCTCCGTGGTCGGTCAGGCGGCCTGCTGTTCCTCGGCGACCTTGTGGTACGGGTACTTGTCCGGGAACGGCTTGATGAAGCCGCCTAAGTGCTTGCCGATGGAGTCGGCAGCCTTGAAAGCCTCGAACTCGTCGGCGCTGAAGTTCTGGTAGTGGTAGAGCGAGCCGGGGCCGCGGTTGGCGCCGTATCCCTTGGTGAAGCGAATGGCCAGGGTGTTGGTCGCCTGGTCGTGCCCGATGCTGTGGATCTGCGAGGAATCGACGTCGAACAGCTGGATGCGGCCAGCGGCCGGGGTGTTGCTGGTCATGCTGTGCTCCTGGGCGGTTGGAGAGTTGCCGGCGTTGCCCGGCCGGCGCGGGTTGTGTAGTCCGCAGGGGGACGGACTACAGGGGGATCAGGCGGCCAGGTCTTCCTGCTGCGCCTGCGCGCTGGGCGGCGTGAGGGTGATGCGGACCGTTTCGCGGACCAATGCATCCGAAAGTTCTGCGATCTCGTCCTTGGTGAGCTCGGTCGACACCGTGAAGCTGAGCGCGACGCTCCCGCCCTCAAGCGGCTGGATCGTGAGTTTCTTCAAGGTCAGGGCCACCAGCACGATCGGCTCGACGGAAGAATCGTCGTAGGTGTCTTCGATCGTCAGCTCGTAGCCGGTGAACTTGTGGCTCACCGACACCGGAGCCAGGCCGGGATGGCGGACGGCGACGAGACCGTCAATGATCTGTGCGGCAGCGGCCTTCTGCTCGTGGTCGAAGTCGAGCTGGTCGCCCTTCACGTGTTTCCGGAAGAGGCTCAGGCGCAGGCCCGGCTCGATGGTTTCGAGGATGGTGTTCGGGGCGGTGCACGCGAGAACCAGGTCACCGGCCAGGATTCGTTCTTTGCCGTGCTTTTGAATTCGCTGGTTGACGCTGCGGACGGATGCTTCGTGCTGTTCGAACTGCAACATGGGAACCTCGTCGGTATGGCCGGACACCGCCGGCGGGTTTGGGATCAGTGGATGTCGTCGGTGCAGATGGCGGCCGGCGCGCGCGCGGCGCGCATCTGCCGGATGCGGCGGGCGCGCTGCAGCACCTTCAGCAGGTAGCGGCACTCGGTAGCCAGCCAGGCGCCAACGAACAAGGCGACCAGCACCACGAATGCAGCGGCGGCAAGGCCCTTGTGCTCAGCGCAGGCGGCAATCAGCGCTGCGCACGCGCCCAGCAGCACCGAGGACCAGAAGAGGGGTTGGAAGCGACGCATCACTGGTCCTTGTGGGAAATGGAGTAGGTGGGCCAGACCAGGTCGGCGAGGTAGAGCCCGGTGACAACGAACAGGACGCCGAAGGCCGCGCCGTAGCAGAAGCCGGCGTAGAACTCGCTCATGCCAGCCTCGGCTCGTCGCGTGCGGCGAGGCTCAGGTCCGCCTTCATGTCCGCCACGGCGCGCGCGGCGCTCTTCTTGCCTGCGATGACCTCGTCACGAGCCAAGCGCGCGGCGCGGTAGGCGAGGTGGTCGGCATAGCCCATGCGGCGAGCCGCGATGTTCACGGCGGCGAAGGCTCCGGCAGCGCGCTGGCAGCGGACGGACGGGGTGAAGGAGAGGATGACGGCGCTCATGCCGCGCGCTCCAGGTCGGAGTTGCCGCGTTGGATCTGGTCGCCGTCAGCTTGGGAGGTGACAGCGAAGGGGTTGGCCAAGCCACGCACGCGGTCGATCAGCTCCTGGCGCGCGTCGCGGCGGCGCTGCAACTCCAGCGAGGTGATGCCCGAGCGGTCGCTGCGCGCGTCGCGGCCGGTGGCCACGATGTCCATGGCCTCGCCCAGCATCACCAGCTGGTGGCGGCGGGCGGCTTCCCATGCGGTCTGGCAGTCATGAGTAGCCCAGTAAGCGGCCATGTAGGCGGTTTCGCAGCCCGGCATGTCCAGCCCCTGATTGAGCAGGTTCGTGCGCAGGATGATGGCGATGTTCCGCTGGTCGCGGATCTCTTCGGCAGGGTGGGCCGAGGGCTGGGTTTTGCTGACGGGCTGGTCCATGACGGTCTCCATCGCCCTGTCTCGGATGAGGCTGCGTGGGCGTGGAGCTATTAAACACCCCGTTTAATCCGGAAGTCAACACCATGTTTAAACAAAACCCAAAAAAAAACCCGCCGGATGTGGCGGGTGGGTCGTGACAGGCAGGTCCAGCCTTACAGCAGAGGGTTTCCGCGCCTATCTTGGATGGTGACGATCTGGCATTCCGAATCAGGTGGGGCCTGCATCAAGAGAGAGCCTGACGCGAGAGACCCGACCGGTAGCTCCAGCGGAGAAAGGTAGGTGCTGTCACTGACATCACCCGCAGAACTGCTGAACTTACCGAACACCTTCGCTCCCTCAATGGTTGATGTCCCTATGTTCCTCACAGTGATTTCGGCCCTCATCCATGCCCCTCGCTGCTCGCAACTCAATCCGACCAGGTCCACGCTTGCCTGGGCCGATTGCCCAATGGGATGGCTCATCTTCGGGAGCAACAGAGCCCCGCCCACGATCACGAGCGCAGCCAAGCCAACTGGGAGGGCGATCTGAAGCAGCGTATTTCGGTTCACCTTTAGCAGCCCTCCCAGGCATCTAGCACCGAGTCACGTACTAAGCCGACCTCATCAAACGCAATTCCCTCAATGCGGCATTGCCTGCCTCGTTCCATCTTGATCAGCAGGGCTTCGAGCTCGGAGTCCGCCAGGCATTCGACCACACCGTTCACATGTGCGGTTTCCTGACGAACAAGCCACATGAGCCAATACATGCGGCCTAAATCCCTGATTCGTGCGTAGAGGACATCACGCTGCAGGGCATTCAGTGATGCCGGCTGAGTGTCGTCAGGATCCACCACCGTGAGCAGCCTCGCTCGCTTCCCTGTCCTAGCTCCCATAGCGGCAGCAACCGCCGCGGCCATTCCCCGCATTTCCTTCTCGCTTACCGACATCGTTCACCCTCCTGATCGGAACCTGGCGATAACGCTGCGACCTGCGGATGCCAGCTCCTTCTCCCCATCGATCCCTGAAGCCCAGCGTTCCATCACTTCCGCCGTTGCGATGTCGATCAGCCTTTCACGATCTTCATCAGGGATGGGGTCAAGGACCATGTCGTCCACGTAGTCGATCAGCCTCACCGTGGTTGCGATGATCTGACGCTGGAGTCCCGCTGGCTGAGACTGACCGGAGCGGTCCCCGCTGACGAACATAGGGAGGGAACCTTCCAGGATCCAGGTCGAGCTTATGCCCAAGGCCTGTTGGACCTTCGAAGCCCCAGCCGCGCTCACTCCGGTCGGCCTGGCCTCCCAGTTCTTCACTGTCTGGGGGGACTGACCGGTGGCGCGTGCCAACTCGGACTGACCGCGAATGGGGTTGTCCAAGCGCAGGGCGGCGTCGTAGAGACGCTTCATTGAGGGGTGCATAGATGCCATGCGCCATTGTCCCGCCGCTAAACATGGCGTTGTTACACGCGGTGTTGACTGCGGATTAAACATGGCGTGTAATGCGGTCATGAACACCAAATCCCAGATCGAAGTGCATCCCGACGCCCAGCTGATCGATCAACTGGGCGGTCCGGCAGTTGTGGCCCGTGCTCTTGGCTTTGAGATGCCAGGTGGGGTCCAGCGGGTTCATAACTGGAAGAGCCGGGGTATCCCGCCGCTCACCCGTATCACCCGCACCGATGTGTTCGGCCCCATGCCGGCCAACGATGCCCACCCGGCCAGTGCCGCCGCATGAGCCCGCTCCATGCCCCTCTCCAGCCTTCCCGCGCGTGTGGTGACCGCGGGCCGATGGCTGGGGCGGGGTGTCTTTCTTCCGTGAGTTGATCGTTTCCATGGCGCCCATCGTGCGCCGCCGACGCCCAGGCGTCTCCAATCGAGAAGTCCGCCCATGAATGTCTCCGACGCCGCCTACGACACCGTCCACGAATACCCCGGCGGCAGCGAGTCCCTCGCGCCCCGCATGTCCAATGGGATGTCGGCCGCCACCCTGCGCGGCAAGGTCAACCCGAACAACGACCGGAACCTGCTGAGCATCCAGGAAGCCAACGAGCTGATGGGCAAGTCCGGCGACTACCGGATCCTGCATGCCCTGGCCGCAAGCCATGGCTTTGTGGTGCAGCGCGTGGAGGCACCGGTGTCCGGATCGGTGATCACTGCGCTACTGGCCGCCGCCGCCGCGAAAGGCGATCTGGCTGAGGAGGTAGCGAAAGCCATGGAGGACAACCGCATCAGCGCCAACGAGTCCGACAAGATCTCGCGTGGCGTTATGCAGGTGATCGCTGCGCTCGTGCAGGTCAGCCAGCACGCTGAGGCAGCGGCTGAGCGGGGTGGGGCGTGCTCGTAACCCACGTCCAGATCGTGCCAGCTAGGGCACGCCAATGGTGGCGCCGTGCTACAGCATGGGTGTCCGCCCAACGAGGGGGACACCCCATGAATTCGCGATCCGAAGTTCTCCGTCAGCTGCAGTGCTGCCTGGACGTCATCGCCCACAGCAAGCCCATGACCGATGCAGAGCGCGCGGCACACCGTTGCCAGTGCGCTGCCGAGCAGGCCAGGGCTGAAGCGCGCCGCTCCCTGGCACCGACCCCAGACCTGCTGGGAGGGCTGTAATGGCCCGTATCCGTTCAATCAAGCCGGAGTTCTGGGCCAGCGAGCAGGTCATGGAGTGCTCGCCGACGGCTCGGCTCCTCTTCATCGGGTTGTGGAACTTCTGCGACGACGCGGGCAACCACGTGGCCAGCGCGAAGACCATCAAGGCCGAAATCTTCCCGGGCGACGACATTTCATCGACGGACGTTCAGCGAATGCTCGACGAGTTGTCGTCGAATTCCCTGATCGCCTTCTACGCCAATGGTGACAAGCAGTATCTGCACGTCACTGGCTGGAAGAAGCACCAGAAAATCGACCGTCCCACGTTCAAGCATCCCCCATATTCGGATTCTGATCGTCGAGGCCTCGACGAGTCCTCACCCCCGGAAGGGAAGGGAGAGGAAGGGAGAGGAGAGGAAGGGAAGGGAAAGAAGAACCCCCCTAACCCCCCGGCTGGCGCCGAGGGGAAGAAGGCTGGCCGATTGAAGCGGGAGAAGGTCACCTTCCCGGTCTTCGTCGAGGCCTGCCGTGAGGCGGGGGAACGGGCAATCCGTGCTGAAGACCCGATTTTCGAGTTCGCCGAGGATGCTGGGATCCCGAGAGAGTTCATCGGGCTGGCATGGCGGGAGTTCACTGTCCGGCACCGTGACAGCGGCCGGCTGCAGAAGGACTGGCGGGCCCACTTCCGCGACGCCGTGCGCCGGAACTGGTTCAAGCTCTGGTGGTGCCCGGACGGCGGCGGCTGTGAGCTGACCACCGCCGGCGTGCAGGTCAAGCGGGAGCGTGATGCCGAACGCGAGCGTGAAAAGCTGGAGCAGCAGCAGAACCAGCAGGACCAGGCCGCATGAGCGCGATGCCCGAGTACCTGGACGACGTTGCCCAGCTGCGCATGCCGCCGCACTCGGTGCCGGCCGAGCAGTCGGTGATCGGCGCGCTGCTGCTGGCACCCGAAGCCCTGAAGCAGGTCCGTGACCAGCTGGTGCCCGAAGACTTCTACCGCCGCGAGCACCAGGTGATCTACCAGGGTATCTGTGCGGTCGACGACCTGAAGCGCGAGGTGGATGTGGTCACCGTCGGCGACTGGATCACAGCGAACGTGGAGATCGGTGCCCAGGGGCTGATCGCTACCGTGTACGAACTCGCCGGCACCACGCCGTCGGCGGCCAACGTCCGTGCATACGCCGACATCGTGCGTAACAAGGCGCTGCTGCGGCAGCTGATCGACACCACCACGGACATCGCAGACAGCGCCTACCAGGCCAGCGACGACGAGGCGGAAGAGGTGGTTTCGGCGTCGGCCGCGAAATTGGCCGGCCTGACCGTGAAGTCCAGCGGCAACGGTGGGCTGGTGCTGGTTCGGAGCGGCGCGCAGCGGGCTTGGGACGAGATGGAAGCCCGGTACCACGGCGATGGCCATCTCGGTCTGGCACCGAGGTGGAGCAGCGTGCGCCGGAAGATTCCGGGCTTGGAACCGACCGACCTCATGGTGCTCGGCGCGCGTCCCTCGATGGGCAAGACCGCGCACGCGCTGAACTGGGCTGAGGACGCAGCGGCCGGCGGCAAGAACGTGGCCTTCTTCAGCCTGGAGATGTCCGCCAGCCAGCTGAGCATGCGCCTGATGGCTGCGCACGCAGGCGTCGACCTGAGCCGCATGCGCGAGAAGGGCGCACTCACTGATGACGACTGGACGCGGCTGTCCTTGGCGCGAAACTACCTGCAGACGCTGCCGCTGGCGATTGACGACTGCGGTTCGCTTTCGGTGGACGCGCTGTCTGCCCGCGCGGCCCGCATGCACGCCAAGGTGCAGGGCGGGCTCGGCCTGATCGTCGTGGACTACCTGCAGCTGCTCACTGGCCAGGCGAGGTCGGAGAACCGCACGACCGAGGTGTCCTACATCTCACGCAAGCTGAAGGGGCTGGCTAAGAACCTGAACTGCCCTGTGATTGCGCTCTCCCAGCTCAACCGTGGGTTGGAGAAGAGCAACGACAAGCGCCCCGGCATGGCCGACCTGCGCGAGTCCGGCGCCATCGAGCAGGATGCCGATGTGATCGCCTTCCTGTACCGAGACGACTACTACTCAAAGGACGCATGCGGCGCGCCGGGCATCTCCGAGTTTATCGTGGCCAAGAACCGCCAGGGTGCGACCGGCACCTGCTACCTGCAGCACCGCCTGCAGTGCAGCTCCTTCGATGACTACACCGGGCCGCGCCCGAACTACACCGTCAAGGCGCCTGCCACCGGCGCCACCGGCGGGCTGGACGACTTCGAGCTGCCGAAGCCGCGCGGGCGCCGACGTGGCAGCCGGGACATGGGCGCGGGAGACGACGAATGAACACGACCGCATTGGCCAAGGCCAAGAAGAAGCTGCGCACCCGGGACGTGAACCTGGAGGTGAGAAAGCTGGTTGACCCCGAAACCGGCGAGATGATCGGCGCGCTGGTGCCGGCTCACCCGGTGGACCAGCGGTCCCTGCGCGAGCGCAAGTTCGGCACCGGGCGGCTGCTGCGCGCAACCCTGCGGCAGGACCGCAACCCCATGTTCTACCGCAAGGCCCACGTCCTGTCCGGCTGGCTCGCCGACAACGTCGAGCTGTTCACCGGCCTGTCCCAGCACGACGCCCTGAAGAAGCTCCAGGAAGAGTCCGGCATCGGCTGCGAGGCCGTCGAATACGACCTGCCGGGGATAGGCAAGCTGACCCGCACCGAGGCTGAGTCGCTCAACTTCGCCGACATGGACGAGGGCCGTTGGAACGAGCTGTGGGACGGCGGTACCGGCGACGGCGGCTGGATCGGCTGGCTGCGCCGTGAGGTGTTCGGCGGCCTGGCAGCAGAGAGCCGCGAAGCCGTCGAGCTGATCATCCAGAAGCCACAGGGGGAGGCATGAAGAGCTTCTTACATCTTGCTTCGCAGCGCTTGGGCGTCTTCGTAGATGAAGCCGAGTGCTTCGCTGGACTCCCTGATTTGCTCTTTGGAGTATTCCGTCACCTCTTCGCCAGTCTCAAAGTATTTCTCGTAGTTGAGGGACAACGTCCGACAAGCCACCACGGCGTCCTTCACGATGCGGACGAGCCTGTGATGGGGCAGGTCGTGGAAGCTGACCGCTTCGAGGTCAGTCGCAATTTTGGCGAAGATGCCCTTGTCTCCATCCAAGCTGCTTACGGCGATCCGATAGCCAGGCTTCAAGTGGTCGATGTGCCTCACGGCAGAGGCTGCCTCATCTGCAGCCAACCCGAGAATCGCCAAGTAGGTGTCCAGCTTTGCCAACCGGGCGGAACGCGCCTGGTGCAGCGCGAAGCGTCCGGAGTACCAAATAGCCAAGACAGAAAGAATCGCCTGAGCCCAGGCTGCCGCCGACGACCACCAGCTCAGCGGCTGGCAAAGAATCTGGAGCGGATAGCAATAGAGCGGCTCGGCCATGGCATTCCCCCTGTCCTTGGTAGAGGGACAAGCATGATGCGGGTTCGCTCCCACGGCAACAGGCCGGAACAGCCATCGAGGCGAGCGTGATGCGCCGGGCGATCAAGGCCGCTACCAAGGCAGAGGAGGCATACCAGAAGGCCGCACGAGGGCTCGGCTGCGTGGTCTGCCGCTGGCGGCATGCCGCCGGCCTGCAGCGCGGCATCGGCTGCGGCCCGGTCCGGATCCATCACCGCAACGTCGGTGACCTGCATGGCCAGAAGCAGATCGGCCAGCACGCCGTGGTCGCCATGGGCGACTGGCACCACCAGGGAATCCCGATGCCCGGCAAGAACGGTAAGGCCATGTACGCCATCTACGGGCCCAGCTTCCAGGAGCAAGCGCGCGAGTTTCGCGCTTGGACGCTCGACGCGCTGCCCGGCCTCGGCCGCGGCACCGAGGCATGGCAGGCCTACCAGGACCAACTTCTTCAGCAGTCAGCACCGAAGGACGCAGCAGCATGAACGACGAAAAGCGATACGCCACTGCCCACGAACAGGGCAGGGCAGCCCGCCGTGGCGGTAAGCCGCGCAGCGCCAACCCATACCAGGGCAGCACCAAGCTGGTCCGCGACCTGCACGAGCAGCACGAGCTGGGCTGGATGGCCCAGGACGCCGAGAACGCGGCCGCGCGCCGGAGGGCACGATGAGCGCCCTCCGTCTAACCTTCGGCATCGATCCCGGCCTCACCGGCGCGGTGGCCACGCTGCTGGACGGCGTGCCAGGCCCAATCCTGGACATGCCCACCGTAGACGTAGACGGGTGGGGCGAGGTCGATGCCCGCGCGGTGGTGGTATTCATCCGAGAGCAGCGCGCCGCCCACCCAGGCGCCTACGTATCGGCCTGCATCGAGAAGGTGGGCGCCCGCCCCGGGGATGGCGGCACCAGCGCGTTCCGGTTCGGCCAGACCGCCGGCAAGCTTCAGGCGATCTTCGAGGTTCTAGGCATCCCGACCACGCGGGTTATCCCTGCGGTGTGGAAGCGCGCCTATGGGTTGCTGAAGCAGGACAAGGATGCCGCCCGGCAGCTGGCCCTCCGCCGGTTCCCGTCGGCCGCACCGCTGCTGAAGCGAAAGAAGGACGATGGCCGCGCCGATGCGCTGCTGATCGCCCGCCACCACGACATGATCGACTGGGACGGGAAGCAGGCCGCATGACTGACGAAAAGGTGGTCCGGCTTCCGGTGAAGCCCAAAGGTGCCCCAAGCGGAGAGGTGACGATCGTCAGCCCATTTGGCGGCTGCCCCCACAGCCACCTCCTGCTTGATGAGCGCGCTGCGGAAGTAACTTGCCGGGACTGCGGCGAGAAGCTAAACCCGATATGGGCGCTTGCGCAGCTCGCCAAGCACGACAGCAGCCTTATCCAACGTTGGGCCCTTCTTTCCGCGCACGTGAAGCTGCTGGAAGGGCGGACCAAGGTGAAGTGCACGTGTTGCCAGAAGATGGTGACCATTCCGGCCGGGGTGTCGGATTGGAAGGTCATGGACCTGGCCGAACGAATTCGCCGGGAGGAAGGGCTCTGAGCGCTTCCGACATCCGCCTGCAGAAGCGCTACCGCCTGCAGCTGCGCAGGCATGGCCGGTGCTGGGCCTGCCAGTTCCGGCAGCAGAGCGCCGATGGCTACCACTGCAAGGGCTTCACCGCGCGGCAAGGCAGCTGCGACACCGACGGGCGCCTGCCCGTGTTCCGATTCGATGCTGCCGTACTGGAGGGCCTGCGCGATGCGCAATAACGATCCGCTGACCGAACAACTCCGCCGCTGGGGCCACGCCCAGGTGAACCGTTTCGCGCTGAGCCGCGCCGACCGCAGCGTGCACGTGCTGGACAAGGTCCGCGACCACGCTCCCCTGACCCGGGAGCGGGCGATGCAGGACTTGGTGGGGCGCGACGGGGAATCCCGCCGCCGCTTCATGGCCGCTCGTTCCGGGGTGCAGGGCATGCAGATGCTGCCGACCTGGGCCGTCGACCCGGTGCGCGCGGCCAACGACGCCGACAAGCCGCACGACAACGCTGAGATTGCGGTGGACACGGGGACGCCGGACGAGCTGCGCTGGGTTGATCGGGCTCTGGCTTCGATGGGACGGCAGTACCCGCTTAGAGTGTTGATCCTGCGCACCGAGTTCACAGTGTCCGCCAGCCAGGCAGTGAAGGCGCGAATGGTGGCCGAGCAGTACGGCGGTGCCCTCTCGATCTGGCAGTACCGCCGTGAACTGCAACGGGGAGTAGATTGGCTCGGCGGAGTAGGCGCTGCGGCTTAGCGAACCATATTCTCGTCCGGTACGCCGATTGCGCGACGGAGTTCCCGATGGTCGGCTCGTACCTTGACCTCATCGCCACTGATGAAGAGCTTCGTGCCGTTGCTGAGCTCGACGGAGAATCCGGTGTTGTTATCGGAGCCACCCACGATGCTGATCAATGCCACGAAGTCAGCGTTGATGATTCGTCCGTCGTGCAGCTTGATTCCATTTGCCATGTTCATCCTTTGAGATCGGGGTTCATCTGGATTCTGCCCCTTGACAAGTTGCACGTGCAAATGCCCTAATTCTGCAACTGTCAAGAATTGTCCCTGAAGCCCTGGCCCAAAGCCGGGGCTTCTGCGTTCCTGACGCCCCAACACCGATTGACCACCGAGCGACCAGGCCTGAACACCTCGCCGCGAGGCGACATGGGCCGGCACCTACTCCTGGGCGGAGAGCGGTTGGGTCCATGACCCCGGCCAAGGTGCCTATCCAGCGGTGGTGATCGGCCTTCTACGCCCGCGGCCCCCCGGACCAACCATGTCACTTCGCATCAGCCGGTAGCGGGGCGGGCACCTTTTGCAGCGTGGAGAAGAGGCATCTCGCCGGGCTCATAACCCGGAGGTCGCCCGTTCGAATCGGGCCGCTGCTACCAACCACGGAGACACCATGGTGAGCACTGAAACAGTCGCGGCCGCCATGGGCGCCGGGAAGTACGCGCAGGCGCTGGAAGAGGTCTGCATCCGGTTCGGCATCGTGTCGGCGCTGGAGAAGTCCCATTTCCTGGCCCACATGGCGGTCGAGTCGCAGGGCTTCAGCCGCGTGCTGGAGAACCTTGGCTACAGCGCCGCGCGGCTGCTGGAAGTCTTCCCTGGCCGGAACGGACTGACGACGCTGGCGCAGGCGAAGGCCATCGTCGCTGGCGGCCGGAACGCAATCGCCGAGGCCATCTACGGTGGAGCATGGGGTGCGAAGAACCTCGGGAACACGCAGCCGGGTGACGGCGCGCGGTTCGCAGGGCTGAGCCTGATCCACCTGACCGGGCGGTCGAACGTGACGGCCTACTCGCAAGCCATGTACGGGGATGACCGGGTGGTGCGCGACCCCAGCATGCTGGAGAAGCTGCCCGACGCGGCGCTGGCGGCCGGCTGGTACTGGGTGTGGCGCGGCTGCGGTGAGCCGGCACGGCGGGACGACCTGCGCGGCAGCACTCGCAAGGTAAACGGTGGCCTCAACGGCCTGGCCGACCGGGCAATCAAGCTGGCTCAGGCCAAGAAGCTGTTCGGCATTGCATGATCGCGGCGAAGAAGAAGCCGGCGAAGCTGTCGCCGATCAGCCAACTGCAGGGCGTGCTGTTGGTGCTCGACAACCGCAGTGGCAGGCCGACGGCTGAGATGTTGGCCAACGTGCGGGAAATGGTTGGCGACGCCCTGGCTGTGATGCAGGAGCCGGACGCGACTAAACAGAAGATCGCCTTCGTGCTGCTGGCCATCCAGCAATCCACGGAGGTGGTGGTGCGCCTGGTGCGCGGCAAGGAGATGACCCGGGTAACGGTGATCGACCAGCCGCTGTATCACTGGGCGCTACGCGAGATCCACGCACTGGCAGGTGCCGCATGAGCTTCGCAACCCGAAACATCGGCGCCGCCCGGGTGGGGATCGCTGTGATGGTCCTCTTCATGCTCGGCATGGCCATGGCCGTCCTGAGCGCGGTGGTCATCCCCGAGCAGAACAAGGATTCCTTCAGCCAGTTGATCGGTGGCTTGAACAACGCCACCGGCATGGTGATCGGCTACTTCTTCGGCATGACCCGCAGGGGTTCTGGAGCCTGAAATGCGACACCTCATCTACGTGACGCGCCAGGACGCGATCGACGCCGGCATGACCAACGAGGGCCGACTGTTCGGAGTCCCCGCGTGGCTAAGGGTGGACAGCGATGACCAGGTCACCGGCACCCCGAAGATCCCCGCACTGGCGTTGTGGTGCTGGCTGGTCGACCTGGTGCTGGACCTCACGTGCTGCTTCATCCCCGAAGACCAGCAACTGGTCTCGCCAATCACCGTAGGTAGCCGGATTGAAGGCGCATGAATCGGACCCTGATCGCGGTACTGGCCTTCGTGGCCTGGTCGGCCGGCATGTTCGGTGCTGGCTGGGCGTGGCGTGGTGATCGCGCCGAGGGCGTCGAAGCCCGGCAGCAGGCCAGCGCCAGCGCCGCGGTGGTGGAGCAGGTCAATCAGTCCCGTGCCACCGAACAGAGCAAGGCTCTGCAGCTGGCCGACATTGGAGCGAAGCATGAAGAAGACCGCGCTGCGGCCCCGGCCGTCGCTGATGCTGTTGTGGCTGACCTGCGCTCTGGCGCTCTCCGCCTGCGCAACGACCTCGCCGCGTGCCACACCGACCTCCTGTCCCAAACCGCAGCCGGCACCCTCGAACGTGATGCGGCCACCCAGCGCCGAGAAGAGTTTGCGGGCCGAGTTGTTCGAATCGGCCGCGACGCCGACGACCAGCTCCGAGCCTGCCAAGCCGTGATCGCGGCGGACAGGGTGGAATCGAGCCGCTGAAATGAAGGCGCACATCCACACGCCTGATGACGGTCGCGGTCGCCGCAGGGTGCGACTGGACGGCAAGGTCATTGAACGGGCGTTCTACGCCGACACAAAGGTCGGCGAAGTCCGCTACTACGAGTTTCCCCTTCGCGTGGTTGCTGGCGAGGCTGCGACCCTTACCGGGCGCGGCCGGGTAGAGGTTGAGCGCTACTAATGGCGACCGTTCTACTTACAGCCAAGAAGAAGCTCTTCGTCGCGGAGTACCTGAAGGACCACAACGCCACCCAGGCGGCCATCCGCACCGGCTACAGCGCGAAGACTGCCAAGCAGCAGGGCTCACGCCTGTTGGCCGAACCCCACGTGCAGGCCGCCGTCCGGGCCGGCCAGCGCAAGGTGGCCAAGAAGGCCGAGGTCACCGTGGAAAGCTTGATGGGGGAGCTGGAACAGGCGCGCAAGCTGGCACTGAAGGAAAAGCAGGCCAGCGCCGCGGTCACCGCGACGATGGGCAAGGGCAAGCTGGCCGGCCTGCTGGTGGAAAAGCACCGCCATACCGGGGCAATCGGCACCTACGACCTGAGCAAGATTTCTGACGATGAACTCGACCGCCTTGAACAGATCCTCGGTCCGCTTGCCGACGTTGGCGGAGATCCGGGCGGAGCGGGCGAGGCGGGCGACTGAGCGAGAGCGGGCGCGCATCGCCGAGAACGTTGAGGGTATCCGGGCACGGTCGCAGTCGCTGGAGGGCTTCATCCTTGAGCACTGGCACGTGCTGGAGCCGGTCAGGCCGTTGAAGTTTGGCTGGGCGCTGCGGGCCATGTGCCGGCACCTGGAGGCGGTCACCGAAGGCCGCATCCAGTTCCTGCTGATGACAGTGCCTCCGGGCATGATGAAGTCACTGCTGATGGTGTTCTGGACGGCGTGGGAGTGGGGGCCAGTGGGCCGCCCGGACCTGCAGATGCTGGCCACCTCCTACAGCCAGCCCAACGTGCTGCGCGACAACCTGAAGCTGCGGCGCCTCATCGAGAGCGACCAGTACCAGGCCGCGTGGCCGATGAAGCTGCGCGGCGACCAGAACGCTAAGGGGAAGTTCGAGAACACCGGCAACGGCTTCAGCGAGGCCAGGCCCTTCAGTTCGATGACCGGTGGCCGCGGCGACCGAGTGAAGGTGGACGACCCGCATTCGACCGAGACGGCCGAGAGCGACGCCGAGCGCAAGACCGCGGTCCGGATCTTCCGGGAAGGCATCACCGACCGACTCAACGACATCACATCGTCGGCCATGGTCATCATCATGCAGCGCCTGCACCAGCAGGACGTTGCAGCGGTGGCCATGGAGCTGGATCTGGGCTTCGTGCACCTGAACCTGCCCATGGAGTTCGAGGCGGAGCGGGTAGACAAGGACGGCAAGAGGTCGGGTGGGCCGTGCCGCACCTATGTCGACGGTGAGCTGTTCTTCCAGGACCCGCGTACTAAGGACGGCGAGCTGCTGTTCCCGGAGCGCTTCCCGCGCGCCGAGGTCGACAGGCTGAAGCGCGCGAAGGGCAGCTATGCGTACGCCGGCCAATACCAGCAGCGCCCGACGCCGCGCGACGGTGGCCGGTTCAAGCGGGAGTGGTTCGAGGTGGTGGAGGCAGCACCGGCGATCGCGTCGGCACGGAAGGTTCGGCGCTGGGACTTCGCTGCCACAGACCCAAAGGAGAAAACCAGCAGCGATCCGGACTACACCGTCGGTCTGCTGCTGGGAGAAGCCGCTGGCACTTACTACGTTCTCGACGTCGTGCGCGACCAGGTGTCGCCCGCCGGCGTGGAGCGGATGCTGAAGAACACAGCGCTGCAGGATGGCAAGGGCATCAAGGTGCGCATCCCGCAGGACCCTGGCGCCGCCGGCAAGAGCAACGCCGCACACCAGGTGAAGCTGCTGGCGGGGTGGGACGTCAAGGCGGTGCTGGAATCCGGATCCAAGGAGGTCCGGGCAACACCGGTGGAGGCTCAGGCCGAGGCCGGGAATATCAAGCTGGTGAATGGCCCATGGGTGGCGGCGTTCTTGGACGAGATCGCGGAGTTCCCCAACGCCAAACACGATGACCAGGTGGACGGACTCTCCGGCGCATTCGCCGAGCTCGTCACCGGCAGCACCTACAACCTCGGGAACGCACTCTGATGGGCAAAATCGCACAAATCAGGGACGGCCTCGTCAACCTGGTATCCAACCTGGGCACGCCTCGTGACAAGGCCGCGTCGTCGTTCTACGGCCTGCCGGTGCTGACGGAGGCAGATGCGACCAACGCCTACCGCGGCACGTGGCTGGCGCGGAAGGTGATCGACATCCCCGCGATGGACAGCTGCCGGAAGTGGCGTGGCTGGAGTGCTGACCAGGCGCAGATCAGCGCGATCGAGGCGGAAGAGAAGCGGCTGGGCCTGCAGCAGAAGATGCTGGAGGCGCTGACCCGCGCTCGGCTGGCTGGTGGGGCCGCGCTCTACATCGGCACGGGCCAGTCTGACCCGATGCAGCCCTTGAACCCGGAAACGATCGGCAAGGGCGGCATCAAGCACATCAACGTCCTGTCTAAGCGCGTCCTGCAGGCGGGTGAGCTGGACCGTGACCCGGAGTCGCCGGGCTACGGCCGGCCGGCGTACTACAACCTGAGCAGTGGCACCGCCGGGCAGCTACGGATCCATCCGTCGCGCCTGGTCATCCTACAGGGCGCCACGAAGCCGGATCCCGAGCTGGACACCGGCGACGGCTGGGGAGATTCGGTGCTGCTGGCAATCAGCAAGGCGATCAAGGACGCCGACAGCACCGCCGGGAACATCGCGTCACTGGTGTTCGAGGCGAAGGTCGACGTGATCAAGATCCCGAACTTCATGTCGATGCTGTCTGATCCTGCCTATGAAGAGCAGATGCTCAAGCGCATGCAGCTGGCCATGATGGCCAAGGGCATCAACGGCGCGCTGCTGCTGGATGCCGAGGAAGACTACGAGCAGAAGCAGGCGCAGTTCGGCGGTCTTACCGACCTGATGATGGCCTTCATGCAGTTGACGTCCGGCGCCTCCGACATCCCGATGACCCGGCTTCTCGGGCAGTCGCCGGGCGGCATGAACGCCAGCGGAGAAAGCGTCCTTCGGAACTACTACGACCGGATCAGCTCCGGCCAGGAGCTGGTGCTGGCTCCGGCGCTGCAGGTGCTCGATGAGTGCCTCATCCGCTCCGCGTTGGGCAGCCGACCGAAGGAGGTGTTCTACAACTGGCGCAGCCTGTGGCAGACGACCGACACGGAGCGGGCGACCATCGGGAAGACCACCGCCGACACCATCAAGACGATCTCCGACACGCGCCTGATCCCCGAAGACGTGATGTCGGTGGTGGCGGTGAACATGCTCACCGAGGCCGGGGTTGCACCGGGGCTTGAAGCGGAGATGCTGGAGTACGCGGCGACGGCGCCGGCCAATGATGACGACGGCGAGGACGGCGCGCCGTCCTCGGCACGCGCAGCTGAACTGGGCGACGCGTCGCCTCGTTCGCTTTACGTCAGCCGCAAGGTGTTGAACACCACCGAGATTGCCGCATGGGCGAAAGAGCAGGGCATCACCGACCTGGCCGACGACCTGCACGTGACGGTTGCCTACTCGCGGCAGGCCTTCGATTGGATCAAGGCAGGCAACGCCAACGACTGGGGCACGGATGGCAAAGACCAGCTAGTCATTCCCGAAGGCGGCCCGCGCGCGGTTGAACCGCTGGGGGGCATGTCGGCGGTGATCCTGTTTGCGTCGTCGCAACTAGCCTGGCGCCACGAGAGCATCGTTCGCGCTGGCGGCTCGCACGACTACCCCGAGTTCACCCCCCACATCAGCCTTACCAAGGCGTCGATCGATCTCGCCAAGGTCGAGCCCTACCGCGGCCGCATTGTGCTGGGCCCGGAAATCTTTGAAGAGATCCGAGAGGACTGACCCATGTACCTGACTGACCGTGTCCCGGTGTCGGCCGTCCGCCGCACTGCGGACGGCTACCTCGTGGCCGATGCCTTCGTCGCGCGCACCGGCATCCAGACCTATCTGGGTGAGGAGCTGGGCCGCCCTGATCTCTTGAACGTTCGGCTTTACCGGCCACCGGAGGAGGTGTTCTCCGACGCCACCCTGCGCAGCTTTGCGCACCGACCGATGACCAACGACCACCCACCGGAGCAGGTGAACGCGCAGAACTGGAAGAAGTACGCGGTCGGCCAGACCGGCGACGAGGTCGTGCACGACAAGAATCGGGTCCGTGTCCCCCTGGTGCTGATGGACCAGGACGCGATCGCGGACTACGAGGCTGGCAAGCGCGAGCTGTCGCAAGGCTACTCCTCGGAGATCGATTGGACGGATGGCGTAACGCCCGAGGGCGAGCCGTACGACGCGGTCCAGCGAAACATCCGCAACAACCACCTCGCCCTGGTCAAGCACGGCCGGGCCGGCTCTCAGTTTCGCATCGGGGATGGGCGCACCCCCGGTGCACCGGATCCAAGCGCCCATCCACAACCGCAGGAGAACCACATGAGCGACAAGACCATTTTGGTCGATGGGCTGTCCGTCGTCACCAACGACGCCGGCGCCCAGGCGATCAGCAAGCTGCAGGCGCAGCTGAAGGATGCACAGACCGCTGCCGGCACCGCCGATGCCGCACACCAGACCACCATCGCAGCCAAGGACGCGGCCATCGCCAAGGTCGAAGCCGAGCGCGACGACCTCAAGGCCAAGGTCCTGAGCGATGCTGACCTGGACAGGCGCGTGCAGGAGCGCGGCGACCTGATCGGCAAGGCCAAGGCTGTGCACGATGCGGATTACAGCGGCAAGACTGACGCGGAGGTTCGGAAGATCGCCGTGGTCGCCAAGCTCGGCGACGCCGCAGTAGCCGGCAAGCCCGATGCGTACATCGAGGCCCGCTTCGACATCCTGGCCGACAGCGCCAAGCCGCGCGACCCGGTGTCGCAGGCTCTCCGTGACAGCGGAGGCCAGCGCACCGCCGTGCAGGACAACGGCTGGAAGGCCTCAGTGGCCGGCCTCGACTACCGCACCCGCAACCAGAAGGACGCATAAGCCATGGCACTGCAGACCAACTACCCGGACACCCAGCCGGCGGCCATCCTGGGCGCGCAGGCAACCATGCTGCCGGCCACGATCATCTCCCGCGATGTGGAAACCGCGCCGGGCATCGGCTTCGGTCGCGCAGTTGCCCAGGGCACTGCCGACAAGGGCATCGTCCTGGCCGGCACCGGCGCGCTGAAGCTCGTCGGCATCACCCTGCTGGACCGGTCCGCCGTCGGCAGCGCCGGCGTCCCCGACAGCTTCGCGCAGCGCACCTCGGCCCGTGTGATCACCAAGGGCGACGTGTGGGTCACCGCCGCCGTCGCGGTCAAGGCCGGTGACCTGGTGTACGTCACTGGCGCCGGCACGTTCACCAACGTGGACACCGGCAACACCGCCTTCGCAGGCGCCCGCTGGGACACCAGCACCACCGCCGCCGGTCAGCTGGCCGTCGTCCGTCTCGGCTAAGGAGCCAACCTCATGAATGGAGCAATCCCCCTCTTCGACGCCCAGTCCGCACTGGGCTTCGTCGTCGCCCAGACCTCGATCATCGAGCCGGGCGTCTACAAGACCGTCTATCCGTCGGTCCAGTACCGCAACCTGGTGCCGGTGGACACCACGGGTAGCGAGTTCGCCACCTCGGTGACCTACTACTCGTCCGACCAGTACGGCAAGGCCGGGTGGATCAACGGCAATGCCGATGACATCCCGAAGGCCGGCACGACCCGCGCGCAGCACCAGACCGGCGTGCACACCGCTGGTATCGGCTACGGCTTCGGCTGGGAAGAGATCGGTCGGGCGCAGTTGCTGGGCATCAACCTGCAGTCCGACGACGCAGCTGCAGCGCGCCAGGCATCGGAGGAGATGGTTGACCGCGTTGCGCTGCAGGGCGACGCCGACAAGGGCTTTACCGGCCTCTACAACGCACAGGGCGTTACCCCTGTGGCTGCCCAGACCGGCAATTGGACGGTGGACACCGATACCAATCTGATCGTGGGCGTGCTCAACCAGGCGTTGCTCAACGTCTTCAACGGCACCAACACGGCCTCCATCGCCGACACGCTGCTGCTGCCGTGGTCCCGCTTCAACCTGCTGGCGACTCGCAAGATGAGCGAGCACAGCGACATGACCGTGATCCAGTGGTATCTCGCCAACAACCTGTACACCGTGCAGACCGGCCAGCAGCTCACTGTGCGCGGCGTGCGTGGCCTGGATACCGCCGGTGTCGGCGGCACCA